TATAGTTCTACTTCTCCACTGTGTATACCTAGTGAATATACATATGTGTTATCTAATAGTGTATATACTACTAATAATACTTATAGATAATACTATAAGAATACTTAAGTATATACTATAGGGGTTTATCTAGTATTAGTTGTAGCCCTGATTGTCTTATATCCAAGTGTCTCCACTTGGTTTACGTCCTAGAGTACCATCTAAGAAACTCTCTAGGTCTTTCCTTAAGAGATCATCTCTATGACTAATAACTTCTCTCTCACTGTCTACTGCCATCTGTTCAACCCAATAGGCTACAGCAATTGATAAGACATCTAGTCGGTCATCATTTCTTAATGAACCTCTGTCTTTAGTTACTCTAGTTAGTTGGTAAAATAATTGGTAGTTAGGATCCTTAGTATCAAAGTCTTGTCTTATTAACTGTGGACTTACAACCAACCTATGTTGGTTCATCACAGGTTCCAAAGTATCAATTATCCTTAATTCTTTTTGTTTAGTATGATTAACTTCTTCTATAGTACAAGGGTAGTACCTTTGGACTACAGGTTTTAATAGTTGAGTAAACATACCGTCACCAAAGTTACTCTCAACTATAATCATGTTAACTTTAGCATCTCTTGCCATTGTAGCAATTTTAGTTAGATTACTTTCTGTGTACCCACCACTAAGTCCCATACAACTTTGCACGTATAGATTACCACCTAATTGTTTTACGATGGCAACTCCCAATTCATCTTGTCCACGACCTGCAGGGTCAATGGCCATAACAGATCCTTTGTATTCTCCAAAGTCTTCTGACTTAAACATAGGCTTGTAGTATTTATCTCCAGTAAAACCTACTGAGGGTAAATCTTCACAAGCATACTCAGGACTTCCAGCCCAAGCAACTTTAACTGGTGCTATGTCATTATTAATATCCATAACTACTAAATCACTTAACTTAAGAGGGTATCTTTCTTTATCAGATAAAGTTGTATCTAACATAAACTGTAAAGCAAAACCTGAACGACCATAACTAGCCTCACGTTCTTTTAAATCTAAATCATCAAATCTCTTAGGATCTATTGGTTCATATTCATCTAGTTCTTGTTTTATAATGTATGGTGATAATTTCCCATCATACCTAACCATCTTAGAGCTCTCGGGCATACGAGCAGTCCATATTCTAGTTTCATATCCTCTACTTCCTAAATCATTATATACGGACATATCTGATTGTGGTGTACCTAAGAATATGATTTTACCTTGTGGAGATAAGACAGCTTCAAACTCTTTAACATTGTCAGTTAGTTTATCTCTCATAGTTTGGGTTAAACTATTATTTAAACTTTCACAGTCATCAGATATAATAAAGTTTGCTCTACTACCTGTTAGTTGTCCCGTGATACCAACTGACTTAACTGATGGAGAATGAGCGGCTTTCGCTAGAGCCACGTCAAAGGAAACATTACTTCCCCTTTGGTCTGCTCTAGGTGTAAGGTGCTTTAGTATGTCCATCTCAGTAATTAGTCTTTTTGTAAATGTACTAAAATCATCTGCTCTTGTTTTACTTGCTGACACCACAAGAAACTTTAATTGTGGATCTCTCAATAAGTTCCAACATACAAAGGCACTACATATCCATGACTTACCAATACCTCTAAATGCTTGAATAACAGCCCTTCTAGGTGCATTTTGTAAGTAATCAGCTATATCAAATTGCACGGGGCTAGGACTAGGCAGAGACAGATGTCTCCAAGCTAGATACAGGAAGTTCCTGAAATCTTGGGTTACTTCTTTCATTTTATACCTTTTAATCAGCCACAGATGGTCTGAGATTCCTCTTTATTGTTTATAGTCGTCTTTGCCTTGTATAACGTCAGAGAGCTTAAATGGGAGCTCCTCAGCTAGTTTTGACATAGAGTTATTCTCAGTAGGCATACAATCTATGTTGTTATCCTTTAAGAATTGTCTAGCGACATTTAGATCCGCAGATTTAACTTCTGGATCCCTTACTTTTTCTAGTAATTTCTCGGTTAATTGCTGATGCAATTCTCCTAGTTTTTTCTCTGTTGTGTTATTTTCACTCATATAATTATTTATTCCTTACTGAGTCTATAAAATTATAAACTCTACCAAATTGTTTATCAATAGACATCAAGTCAGATTGGATCATGGTTACTGTTAATTGAAGCTCTATAAGTGTGACTAAAGTCCAAGTAGCTAAACCCATTAGTATTGTACCTAACAACGCAATCAAAGCTGTGTTAGTTTTTCTAGTCATTACATATACAACCAAAATCTTTATGACAAGTTGGACAAGTATTTTCTTCTAAAGGAAAGTTCATTCTATTATCTGGAGATTTAACTTTTTTTATTTTTTTAGGTTTAGGATATTTAAAAGTCCAAAGTTCTTCTATTTTTTTACACTCTTTATCCCACCAATTTAAAATCTTAAATTTTATTAAATTAAACATTATTTTTTTCCTCCCTTAAATATTTGTGTTCCTTTGATTCCATAAATACTTGCCACGACAAGGATCCAAAGATTTGTGAACCATGACGGAAGTTGTTGGAATTGTTCAAAGAACTCTTTTATTTTTTGAGATGCGTTTGGGTCGTCTGAAAATACTCCCCAAGCAATTACCAATATTGGCAAAGTGAGAATTATCAAAACGGCCTCGTCCTTCCAGTCCGTTTGTCTAGCTTCTAAAAGTTTTCCTGAATATTCTATTTCACCTTTAGCCATTTTTTCTGCGTGAGATGCTTGGGCATTAGCCATCATCATTTTAGTTTCTTGTTTTTTCTTGTAGATATGAGTACCTGCATTCATTGCTAATTTTATTGCACTAAGCCACACGATATTTACCTCTGTTTAATTTTTTTGATGTTATTCTTAAATTTGATCTAACATTATTTTGAGGATTGCCATCTCTGTGATCTACGTCTTTACCGTCACCTTTGTGAACAGAACCCTCTGCCATAAGCTTTCTTCTCGCAGAATTTCGTTTAGCACGGTTTTTCTTTTGTTGAGATGTACCCTGATATTCTCTGTATTCTTTTTTGTAATCTCTAGCCATATGCTGTTTTCTTTTTAGGGAAACCTGCTTTCATTCTTGCGTACGCTTTAGGAGAAACTGTACTTTTAGATTTAGATCTAGAAGTTCCTGCTTTTTTCCTAGCGTTCATGTTTGCATATAATCCTCGTCTTGCCATTTTAACTCTCCGTTACTGTTGTTGGTTTGCAAATAAATTTTATGTAAATTAAATTTTTGTTTGTTTCTTCTTGACCTATTTTGTTTATTACTCTTGAGCTTTCAGAATAACCTCTTTTCATACAATCGTTATGATCTTGTAATATAGCCGCTTCATAAGGAGGCATACATTCGTTAGCTAATCCTGAACATACAATCATAAATAAAGCTACCTTTATCATTTTTTGTGTTGTCTTCTTTTTGATTTGTTCATAGAGCTCCATTTAATTCTACTAGGATTAGTAGCTTGGCTTGTTTTTTTTGGTTTTCTTTCGTGGGGTACGTAACTCTTTGCTACCTTAGCCATCGAAGGTAAAGAACCCTATAATTCCAACTATAAGTGTACCAATAGCAAGGATAACCTTTAGTCCACCCTTACCCATAGAAACATCTTGTCTTAACGACTTAATTTCTCGTTTCATTT